ATGAAAATGAAATCTGTATTCCCGTTAGTAGCAAGAGACTTTCAGAAGATGATGATTGGACTAGGCGCTTCAGTTGCCATAGTTCTGACTATACATTATGTACTAATACCAAACGGATTATAATATGAAAAGATTGAAGGCATTAATTACTCCTAAGGTTCTTGCATGGGGTGTTTTTGCCTTCTTTCTTATCAAAGGACTAATATGGTTATTATTGTTGTTTTTAGGTTACTATTTCTTAATTTAGTACTTGACATCCATTCAAAAATAGCGTATAGTGTATAAATACTAATGATTCGTTGAAGCGGATTAATACTGGACAGGACTCGGGTGCGACTCCCGACAGCTCCACCAAAAGTACATTGCGCCTTACTGCAATAAGGTGTCTTTGCAGAGACGCAGACCTCGCAAGGGTCCAAGACAATGTATTTTTGATGGGGCTGAAGTAGGAATCGACTGACAGGGCAGAGAAGTGGAGAATCCGGGCGCAAGCTCCGTTAACGCAAGAAACCAAACTAAATGCAAACGATAACTTTGTATCTTCAGACTACGCACTAGCGGCGTAAATTTGACGGGCTGACCGGCTTGCCTTGGAACAGAAAATGCCGGACCAAGTTTCAATTATAAGAAAGGAAATCTAATGAAACTAGTAATCGCAACTGTTGCGGCATTGACAGCAACTACTGCACACGCAGACTCTATGTGGACATTCGGCGGAGATTTAGACGCCAACTATGCAGTAGACGCAGAACGCATGACAGTTGGTATCGAACCAGCGTTGACATTCACACCAGCTGACGGCTTGAACTTTGTAACAAGCACAGAGTTGGCGCTATGGGATAACGAATTAGTAGCAGATACTACTATCGAAACTATGCCTACAATTGCGTTCGAAGTGAACTACACTATGGGTGCAATGGATTCTGTAGAGTACTATGCAAAGACAAAGTACAACCTAGAAGCAACAGCACGTGAAGAGATTCACATCGGTGCAACATTTAGCTTCTAATAATCCCACAAGGATTAAGAAATAAAGAGAGGCGATTATTTTCGCCTCTTTTAACAAAATGTATTGACAGAGACATCAACATCTGTTATTATGATCACTCATTTAATCAATATGAGGTATAGTATGACATCAATTATAATCCCATCAAGTGAAGCTGATCGCAAGCGGATCAAAGACTGTATGGAAGAAATTAGTAACTCCTATCTTCGACAAGAAGCTGAACGTGAGTTCGTAAAAGAAGCTATCATCTCACTCGAAGATGAAGTTGGTATTCCCAAAAAATATTTAGGCAAGATGGCTCGTATCTATCACAAACAGAACATGAGTGAAATCGTATCTGAGATAGAAGAGATCGAAGCCCTTTTAGAATCTGTCAAATAATGCTTGACAGACCGTCTATTGCATGTTATAATAGACGCATACAAAGAACAAAGGATCACTAACGATGAAACACATTACAACTCACTTCAAAGAAGGATCAGAAGGTCCTAGAGCAGAAGTCTTTGAAGTTAAAGATGGCACATATGGTATTCGATACTTTATGGGCATTGGAGATACTAATCCATTCAAGACAGAAATGTTTGAAGACAAGCATGTTTCTTATGTAGAAGATGCCGCTGAGAACTGGGCTTTAGGTATTAAGGTACTCAATGGCTAAAATCTCTTATGTTGAAGATGATTTGTATAATGTCGTAATTGATAGTGATACTGGAAACGTTTCTCTTGGTGGAGAATCTTATATTAATGATAGTAAGCGTGAAGCTTACATATTTCAATTAGCCTATTTGATGGGCAGGGAGCATAAAAAATCGCAGATAACAAAAACATTGGGCTTATAAAAGAACTAAACTCTGAAACAATCATGAAAGAGATTGCAGAGAATATTTCTAAAGGAGTGCCTTACATCGATGCAGTGATATATTACGCAGAGAAGTATGGACTAGAAGTAGAAGTGGTCGGTGAAATTATTAGGCGATCACCTGTTCTGAAGGCAAAGATATATAAAGAAGCCGAAGAACTAAATATGGTAGAGAAGCTGACTAGGTTGCCGGTATGACAAAAAGCTTGTATAGCACACAAGACGCATTTGACGTTTACATATGCTATCTTGCTTTAAAGCGGCACTTTAGTTCGAACTATGATTACTTCAAATACAACGGTAAGGTTAACGCCAGAATCGATGCATTTGAAAATCGTAAGGATAAGTTTTTCTTCTTTAAGTTAGCAAAGCGAAAGGACTATAAAGACTTTTTACTAGCTAACATGGTCAACAATCCAGACGTTTGGGTTGGTGATCTAGTTGACAGTCAGACCGCAAATGAAACTTTCACGGAATGGTCGAAACGTCAACAGTCTTTGGGATATGTGTTTAGTAATGAACTAGACGAATTGAACGAAGACTTTAATGCTAACTTCGTTGTTGAAGATGGACAGTATCCTCGTGTATTGTCACTCTTTAACATGAAGCGCATCAGCATCGAAACTCTAGTCATATTAAGTGACTTGACAGGATGCTTCAAGTACTGGGATAAATCTATCAATGATACGATAGTTTATCCGAGTATAAATAAGATTGTTAACAAATATGGACCGTTTTTAAATTATGATAAAGCGAAAATGCGTAAAATATGTGTTGACAAATACAACGCAGTCTAGTATACTAGACAAACAAAACGATAAAATCGTAATATAAACCGCTATACACAGGAGTAAGCAAACATGACAACATCATTCTCAGCCCTTAAAAAGGCACGTACATCATCATTCGACAAGTTGAATTCTCAACTCCAGAAGATGAACTCAACAGGTAACAAAGGCGATGATCGCTTCTGGAAACCTGAAGTAGATAAAGCAGGTAATGGCTATGCCGTTATTCGTTTTTTACCCGCACCGCAAGGTGAAGATATGCCATTCGTAAGAATGTGGGATCACGGATTCCAAGGACCAGGTGGCTGGTATATCGAAAACTCTCTCACCACTCTTAGCCAAGATGATCCAGTTTCTGAGTATAACTCAAAGCTGTGGAATTCTGGTCACGATGAAGACAAAGAGACTGCACGTAAGCAGAAGCGTAGGCTGAACTACATTGCAAACATCTATGTTGTGAAAGATGCCGCTAACCCTTCACGTGAAGGTCAAGTATATCTTTATAAGTTTGGTAAGAAAATCTTCGACAAACTGAACGATGCTATGAATCCTCAGTTTCAAGATGAAGATCCAATCAACCCATTTGACTTTTGGGAAGGTGCTGACTTCAAACTAAAAATTCGTCAAGTAGAAGGTTATCGTAACTACGATAAGTCTGAGTTTGATAGCGTAAGCGTTCTGTCTGGTGCAGACGGTGCTGAGTTATCAGATGAGGTGCTTGAAGATACTTGGAGCAAGCAACATTCCCTTTCAGATATTGTTGATCCTAAAAACTTCAAGTCTTACGATGAACTGAAAGCAAAACTGTATAAGGTTCTAGGTCTTGATGGCAGTACACACGCACCCAAGGTCACTGCTGAGGACGACAATACGGGTATGGGGTTCACTCCGAGTTTCAAAGAGCGTTCAGCTCCAGAACCTGTAGCGGCTCCATCCCCAACTCTTGCGAGTGATACTGGTGACGATGAGTCACTTGATTTCTTCAAGAGCCTAGCAGAGGATAATAGCTAATTTATTAGTTAAAGTCTGAAGCGACTAAGGCGGCTTGCAGAGATGTGAGTCGCCTTTTTTATTTGGGTATTGGGTTCTTAATTAGAAGCCACCAGCAAATGATGCTTGAGACGCTACTTTAGGATTAGAGAAGACTTGAATGTGCTTCGTATTACCGCCCTTATTGATAACAGTAGGAGCACTATTGACTGCTATGTTAGCGGCTGCCATTCTTGCAGACTCGGCTTTATCATCTGCCGCTTGCTGTTGTACCACTGCGCTACGCTGAGCCGCTAACTCTGCGGCTACGTTTGGTAAAATTGCGCCAGTCTGTGGGTTCATGCCAGCATATTCATACACTGAAT